CTGCCTGCTACACGCTCAAAGATAATTAAGTAAGTTTATGATCACACTTCAAATGAGAAGGATCCTAGAGAGGGCAAACTGGTTTTTAGACCAAATAGATGACCACTCTGAAACAGTAAAACCGTTGATCTTGAATATTTTGAAGGAAGATCCTTATTACAACACATATTTTAGGCTCTCTAAGGTTAGACTATGGCATCTTGTTAAGGCACATGAAATGGCGATGTCAAAGGGTGAATCATTACTGTTTGGCATGACGGTATCATTGTACAAAGATGTCTGTTGGGTGAAAGAGGCAGTGGATGACACAAGCGATAGAGCACACTGGCTTCCTCTGTGCAGAAAGTCAATGAATTCACCAGTCTTCAATCCATCATTGTGGTTAGATAGAGACAGACATTCTATTGATGAGTTAGCACCCGAACTATGTTTGGAGCCAGATGGTAAAGTAAACGGACTTAGTGGGTCAATCAAAGATGAGGAATGCTTCCCTTCAGATATTTTAGCTCTAATGTATTGCTCACATTTATTTAGTCTGATTGATCAGGATAAGATGAATTTTAGGAAGGCGATCATCTTTGGATGCACATTTGGTAGATGCAGAGCGCCTGTTGCGAATGAATTTTCAGATCATTGGCACAGGACTTTGGATTACAATGGGGTGTTTGTGACAATCCATTCTTTAAAAGCAGACGAAAGATGCAAATCTGCATGGACAAATAGATTGTTCAACATTGGTTGTAGTTTAATGTCAGAACTGGGTCTCAAATATGATAGAAACACACTCAATTATTGCATCTTTAGATGTGAGGCTGACAGGGAACTTTTGCAGCGTGACAGAGTCTTAACTTTGGATGAAATAAAGGTGTTTCTGCAAATAGGGAACATTGAACAGAACCCAGGACCTGTAGACATGAGATCAGACATTTCTGTCAGTAAGTCGGTTTTCTTAGGTCAACCTGAGAGATCTCTTTTGGAACTCATGAACACCCCACTACCAGAGTTCTTGGACTGGACGGCAGTTGAGTGTGCTACAATTCTAAAAGATTCAAGGTCAGCAATACACAATCGATTGCTTTTCTCTTATCTGAATTCAAGGAATCTTCCATTGATACCTGAGAGCAATAACACAATTAGTGACATCTGTCGTCTGCTGAATGTTGAATGCAGAGTGGTGGGGTCTGACCTGAATAAAACACCTGATGTCGTGAATGTGTATGAAGATGAGGAAGGGGTCAGGCATGTTAGAGTGATTGATGTTTCACTTACACAAGGCAACATAAATAACGTGATATCCGAAAAGGTTTCTAAATACGAGTACTTTAGAACAATGGAATCACCTTCAGTGAGAGTCGAGATTTCAGCATATGTGAGGAAATTTTCTCCGAATCTAGTGTCTGATGATCTGAGTAGGAGGGACCTAGAGTTTGTTGTGGTGGGCATTTCAAGATTTCTAGCAGTAGAAGAACATTTAAGCACATATAGATCTGACTTTGATGAAATATGGAGCATAATGGAAGAATCAACTGGAACAGATCGTGTCCCTTTCATGTTCACAGAGATTGATGAAGTGAAACAGCAATCCTGTGGGTTCTGGAGAGAAAATTTTGAAACGTTTGAAGAGTTCCTTGATTTTAAGAACAAAAGAGGAAGGTTTTCTTATTTTGAGAACACTCTCAAAGAAGAGACCCCGTTTTTCCAGAGTTTATGTTCTGCTATCTCAGCAAGAATTCAAAAGAAATCTTCAAGAATTGTCAAAATAGAACAGCCTGTGATTGAGTTAGCTGTGAAAGCATTTAAAGAAGAATATGAGATGAACATATCTGGAAAGGTAGTATTATCGCATCCTCCAACGTTTGCAAAACTGGTTCCTTTCCCTTACCTTTGTGTAACACGGAAGGACAGGGATGAGAGGAGAACTTCTTGCTTTGATCTTATAAAGTCTGGAACAATGATCCCAAGAGTTGATTCTTTGACAAAAGAGATTCTTGAACTCTTGCAGGATGCTTTCATAAGAATGGATACTGATGAGATTGATGACTTTGTACATGGCCCCAAATGCCCAGAAAGAGTAACAAAGAAAAAACTAGAGAAACTTGGAGAAGAACAGAAAATCTTGTACAATAAATTTAAAGAAAGACAAGAAAGAGCAAATGCTGAAGACAGGGTCATGGTCAAAGGCAGGAGGAAAATACAGTTGCCTAAAACATTTTGGACAAAATCTCGTAACGAACTGTTAGCACTGGAGACAGGTGAAGGAGCTTTGAAAATCTTTGGCAAAGATAAGGAAAAACAGTTTGAACATGAGTCTTGGTATTCTCTTGAATGTGACACTGAAATGGTCTCAACTCTTAAGGATTGGATGTGTGATCAAAGGCACAGATGGGATACATCAGCATTGGACATGTCTGAATACAGATCCACAGTCTGGGAGCTTGAGAGAAGTATCAGGCAGGAATCTGATAGAGTTGTTAACGAATGGCTGAAAGACCTGTCTCACTCCAATCTTTTCAGCATGTCTGAGTTTTACCAGCTGTTGTTTAAAGAATTTGCTTTCATGTCAGAAGACATATCAAGGCATAAAGAAATAATTCTAAGCTCTTTGGGGTCGATTGATACTCTTGTCATAATGTGGGGTGGCCCTTCTTTGTCATCAGCAGGCACAAGCAGAGTTGTTCAAATCATAAAGAAGATGAATGTTGCAGACGATTTTCCGCTGAATTGCTGTGGGAAGTATACAAAAGAAGGTGGGCTGTATGTAATGTCTCCGGTCAGAATAACTGAGCAACAGATAGCACATTATATAAAGTGCCACAAATCTACAATTGATTCAACTCTGGGGTCTCTCATCGATTCAGGGAGATCCTACAATGATCTATCAGAAGGTGATAGGGAGAATTACTTCTTCTCATCTGCAATCTCCAGAATGTCTAATGACAAGTCAATTAGCACGTCCTTGCTCAATATAAGGTATATTGGAATGGCGTTGATGGCCGAGTACGGTGACTTGATAGGCATGATGAAGAAGTCTGTTGAGCCTGGAAGGAAACTTTTGTATGTTTACATATGGCAGAAGGTTTTATCAAATCTTTTAATTTGGAAAGAGAACACCACACTTGAGTCTGATATTGCTATTCAGGCGCAAAATATAATAGATGGCACTGGGGAAAGACGAAGGTCATCAAAGTGTTTCACAAAACGTCTTCTTTCAGATGGAAACCACATCAGCTTTGATGAAACTGTGAATGAGTGGTACTATGGGCATGGAGCATCAAAAGAAATAAGAAACCACTATCATGAGATGGCTAGAGCTATCAACAAGCTTGTTGAGACTTATGGTAGGTACAACTACACCAAAACAGTGGATCCTAATTTAGTGAGGGGGTACAGCATTGACAAGAATGATTCTGAATTCATTGAAGATGTCTTGGACTCTGATGTTAAGATAGGCACCTGGTCGATGAGGGCAACTTATTACGCATCTAAACTCTTAGAGCAAGAAACAGATGGAGACTTCATGAGAATCAAACAGAACATATTGTATGGAGATCTAAAAAAACCTGTTATGTCTATGGCAACAACAAAATCGATAGTTGCAGAAAGGACAGAGAAAGTAGTCATATCAAAGAAAACTGACAAGACAGTGAACTCCAGTGGAGCGACACCAAAAAACTCATTGTATTCTGAAACTATGATAGAAAGAATGAAGAAAGACAAGAACTTAGAAAACTCCAGATATAGAAGGATGGGTGATCTGATTATACCAACAAGATGCATGATGTCGGACAAGAAGACGAAAACAATAGGGTTATTCTACAAAGCTATATATGAAAATGATGAAGTTAAAATAGATAAGCTAATCCAGAAAGTCTACAAAACAGACACGCCATTTTACTTCACTTTGTTCCCAAAAGCGCAGAAAGGGACTCCAAGAGAAATAGCCATTCAAGATCTAATGACGAGGTTAACTACATATGTCATGGAGAGAGTGTCTGAGGAGATTAATAAGAATATAGAATCTGAGTCTTTGACCGATTCTGATAAGTTCTTGAGGCAAGAATCTTATATTTCTGAGTGTCGCAAGGAGAATGTAAATACAAGACGCTCTGAAGAATCTACATTGTATACCGATTACATATACAACAATGAAGACAATACAAGATGGGGGCCAGGAATGATACCACTAATGTTTGCAGTTGTGACTGGCCAATTTGCACGCAAAGTGTCAAAGGAATGTTACGACTTCTTCCTGAATGGTTGCATGCAGATGACAGGAAAGATGATAGAAATACCTAAGTGCATATATGAGAAGTGGGATAACAATTTTAAGCCTCACCCATCCAACCCAATGTATGATTTTATTATGCGATACAAAGCAGACATGTCAATCAAGATGGAAATACCTGTTGGTATGATGCAGGGAATCCTACATGAATGCTCCTCCACTCTTGCTGTTGCCAGGATTGCTTTGACGAAAAGAGTTCTTTCTGCACTATACCCTGGAATCTTCAAGATAAGGAGCATGGCGGGATCTGATGACAAGTTTGATGCTGTATCGATTGTCGTCGATCGTAGTATCCCAGGCGATTATGATGACAAGTGTAGAGCATTCTTGAGTGTGAATGAAATGACAGGGAAACTAATGAATATCTGGAGATCAGGTGAAAAGAGCGTGATGTCAAAAACAGTTGGAGAAATGAATTCGAACTTCATATTTGATGGCGACACAGCGACAAGGTGCTTTACCGAATACAACTCAATCGCAACCATTGGGAAAGGAATATCTTATGAGAGTGATGTTAGGTCTGGAATCGCATCGCTTGCAACTTTGGCAAGAGCAAACTGTTCAGAAGTCAATCTGTGTCTTTTCCAGAGAACTTTGAAGATGCAGATTGATGATGTTTACCAAACTGGTAAGAAGGGAAAGAATTCTGTGGAGGACAATTACGCAGTTCTAAGGGAATATCTGCCTATTGAGATTGGAGGTTTCCCGGTTCTAACAGGTCCGTCTCTTGCTTTAGGGCCTATAGAGTGCCACAATTTCAAAGTTTGCCATTTTGGAAATTCAATAGAGAGAGATTCATTGATCCATTTAGCAACTTTTGAAGATTCATCAATATATAATGTATTTTCTGAATCTGGTCAGATATCTGATTTAACAGGGGTCTCCAAAACATCTATAAATTTCGCAATTCGCATAGTGTCCAAAGTTGAAAATTTAGCAAAGCAGATTGAGTCTTATGGATTCTCAAGAGATGTGGTAAGGAAGGACCTAGAGGACAAACCATATATCCCTTTCATTGTTCCTAATAACTCAAGATTGACCTTAGTGAGACTGGCATCTCAGATTTACTCTTTCTCTTCCCTGGTTGCATTCTCTTATTCAACAGACACTTCAAATCAGGTTAGGATGGCCAAAAATGCAACATCTCCAGTCTGTCATTTAGGACACTACAAAAAGACTATGGAATCGGGCATGGAGGGGGACAAGTCTGTTGCGGTGGATAAAATGACTTTCTTACAGTGTTGCAAGTCAGTATTAGATGCCTCTGTGAATGAGCGCCAAAGGAAAAGTTTTGAATCAGAGATTAAACTTGCTTTCTCAGACAACACATTATTGATGTCAGTTAATTCGCTGATGAGTGCCTGGAGAATACCTTCAATGAACGCATACGGAGATGGTTATTACAAGACAAGGTGGTCTACTGTTTCTACACCGCACCCGACCCCTGGAACAAAGAATTCTGCTTCTTCTGTTCTAACTGCAATGCTATTCCCTGAAGCTGAAAAAGATAGTATGAATTTACTCAGGTCACCTTTAAGGAAAGCCTACGATTTCCAAAAGTTGAGAGAGAGATACCCATACTTGAGAGAGACAATGGAAGAGACATGTGCCTGTATTTATGACATACCAAAAGAGAATGTTACAGAAGAACAGAAGAAAACAATATACACTCATTTGATGTCAGAAACAATGAGTTCTCAAAAGAAAAGAATTCAGTTGAGGACACAATGTAGAGGGGGCCACATGGATGATAGATTTCTTGCTGAACACATGACAACTAGCATATGTAAAGGAAGAATTTACACCATAGTGAAAGTTAATGACGCTTATGATGTTCCATTGCGAGTTGGTTCTACAATACTAAAGGGAAGAGATGAAAGAAATAGAACAAAAATAGTTCAGTCAATGGCTTCAACTGCAATGTACATAAGGAATCGAGTTCTTGAGAATTATAAAGATTACGATGAGGATTTTAAGATGGATAAGATTCATGACCAAACTGTCAATATCTTCAGAAGTTCTTCTATTGATGTTTTATCTAAAATAGAATCAAGAGATAAGTACTACTCATTTTACCAGTATATAAATGAGTGTGATATAGAGTTTGAACTAAGCAAATTGGAAACTACATCTTTAACCCAGGCATTCCTTTCAATCGGTGCAAATTTCTCAAGACGCTGTCAGTCGTATATTGATGCATTTATGAAAATTTCAAGTGGTTGGTCTTATTTTTATCCCATCAAAGTGTCCAAAAACCTGTCAAAGAGAGGCATCAAGTATTCTCCCGACAAACCATCAACACTGACAGCTCTGTCACCAAAGATATATTTTGACTATGAGAGAACTAAGACAGGAGCAAAGCTCACAATTGAGCACAAGCAGAAAATAAAGGAATTTGATTTCACTGAAGGGATGAAACTTATACAGAATTACACAGCTTATGGGCATTTCTCATGCAGCACAAAGGTGGCGCTTGCTTCACAAATTGAATTCGGGAGTTTTGTGGTCTTCAACACGATACTGCGTAGTCCTGATGAACATCTTGTTGTTAAGAGAGGTATAGGTGTTTCTATAAAGTTGGCAAAATATATTAAACCCACTGATCTTGTTTACAATTGTAAGATTGAGTGGAAAAATCTGTCTGTCAACGAACTAAAGGCTTTAAAACCATTTGAACCAGTTTACTCTCCATGCTTGATAAGAACTTCAATAACACATGTAGGTTTGCACAAGGGAACAATAACAGACATAGATGTAGCAAGGGTTAGAGATGGATTGTTCGACCCTTCCATAATATTCAGTTCTGATCGTGACAAATTTCAGGGCGCAGCAGGTGAGCTCAAAGCATTTATGGATGCAGGTCTGTTTTCAGGAAGATGTAGGGGGGTTGAGCTCGACACAAGGAAAGGTTTGTCTTGTTTTGAAATTCATAAAAGCAATTGGATTGATGCACTAATGCAATCTAACATGTGGATGCACGACGTATTCGACTGTGAAGTAAAGGTGGCACCCTTGACCCCTGTTGGTTCATCTGACAGTGATTCTGATGTTAGTCAATCTGAGTTTGATCCAGATGATTTTGAATATGACATAGGAGATGATGAAGACTTTGCAAACAAAACAACAGACTTTCTCAGTCATGCTGTGATAGAAACAATAGACTTCAAGATGCCGAGGAAAGGGAAATCTAGTGTTTCAATTGAGAGGAGGATACATGCAGCAGAAATAACGCTAATGCAAGAGTACTCCAAAGTTGTTGTGATGCCAAGAGTCAAAGAATTAAGAAAGAGGTTCGGAGAGGATCATGTGCACTCATCTTGTATGTTTATTGCAGCAAACTGCTTGAGTTATCTTAACAACTATAAGGATGAGGAGTATCTTGGTGATGATTTCAAAGAGGGTATGAACTACTCTGATTGTTTTGACCCTGTGAACAGCTACAAAATGACAAGCTACGAGATAAACAATGCAATCATTCGGTATAAAAGGCTTAAATATACTTGTGTTGCTTATTCTATGCTAACTGTTATTAAGAATTTTTACACACCACGACCAATCATCAACGATTCTAAGATAGCGTGGAATTCTCTTGCTTCAGAGCTTTCAGTTCCAAGTGACTGTGTCATTTTTGGAAAGTTTGAAGACGGATATAAGAGAATGTTCCAGACACACAGCACTAGCTTTGGTCTTAGGCCTGTAGAGTAATTAGTTTAAAAGTTGGAAGAATAAAGTTTGAAGAGCAGCA